AACACCATCCGGTTCACCTTCCTCGTTGTAGTTTGTTTCTGCTCTATCTAATAAAACTAAATTTGTATCTCTAGCACCCTCTAATATATCCATAGGAAACATACTAGCAACATCATGAATTGGTTCACAAAGGTATTCACGAGAAAATTGAATCGCTGGCATTGAAAGCCTTCTTTGTTCTAAAGCCGCCATATCCCAACGTTCAGGCCATAATGCGACTCCTTCAGAATCAATTGCAGGATAAGTTTCAACTCTAAATGTTTCTTTTTGTTCCAATTCAGCATATAAGTCGTTGTAACTAAACGGTGTACCAACCATCATTAATTTACTACTATGGTGAAGAACTGGAAGAAGTACACCGTAAAACCAATCAGCAGTTCTTTGAAGTTCAGTTCCACTAGTACCCCAAAGAATGTCGTCACACACAACAACATCAGGGTGGAAACCACGAGTAGCCCCACCAACCGATTTTGCCATCAAACGACTACCATTTGTAAACTCAAAGTAAGACTTCGCCCACGGTTGTTTTCCGGCTGGCTTCAAATGATGTAGTACTGGAGTATTATCTATTATGTTTCTTATAAATCTCATATGTTCAAGTGTCTGCTCAAGAGAATGAGAAAATATCATAATGTGAGTTTTCTTGTTAAATGCTGCCAACCACAATGCATACGACATAAAAAATACAGACTTGCCGTGGTCTCTTGATGCTTTTACACAATAATAAGAATGTTCACTTAAACCCGTTTCCCATGATTTATGATGATGGTTGTAAAGAAACTCTAAACATTCTGTAAAAAAATAATGAAATGACTTTTTAGCCATTTTTCTATCCATTTCAATGATGAATGATTTCATGTCTTCATTGTCTTCATTCATCACATCACATCGAATCTGTTATCATTTACGTTTGGTTGATTTTGTATATTAGCCTCATTTATCCTTTTAACTTCGGCATCTATCGCTTGTTTCTGTCTGTCGGCTTGAACTTTTTGATTTGCTTGGTCTTGTATATATTGTTGATTTGCTGCATTTTGTTTTGCTTGCACACCCACATTATACGATTGTTTTAATCTATCAAAGCCTGTTGTTGTGCTATCCCCTTTATATCCTGCTGCATTTCGTTCATCTTTTTCGTTTTGTGGAGGAAATTGATTTTTAAAACCTGCTTTTACACCTTCTATGGTAGAATTAGAAGGTGTTAACCCTACAACTGGGCTAAATGCTGCGTTAGCAAGAGTGTAAGTTTGTTGTCCAGCAACAGCACCCCTTCCTAAATCAGAAACCATATCGCCACCTTGACTTTCAGATACGGTTCGTGCTGCATTCCAAGCACCTAAACCTGCACCTACCCCTCGACCAAGAACTCCAACGGCTCTTTGTGGTGCAGAATATACATAGTTTCCTTGTGCATCTCTTTCAAATAATTTTCTATTCTTAGCATTTATATTAGTGAAAACTCCACCTCCACCAACTTGAACGCTCGTATTCTCATTTGGCGGTGGAGTATTAGGGGAAGGTTCTTGTTTAATTACAGCGACATAAGATTTTTTTATTCCGACATAACTCATTTTAATCCCCCACTAAAAGACACTTTGACCGCTTTTATTATGGTGTCACTATAGCCATACGTTTTATGAATTCTTTCCCAATCTCCTTTTGCATGTAAAATAGTTCTAATATCTTGAGGTGTCACATTTAATCTTCCAGCCATAAAATTAACATCAACATTTGAAGATTTATTTAAATTATTATTAGGTACATGTTTTAATACATTTTCATCAGTAAAAGCATCAGTTAATTGTAATTTTTCCATCATATTAATTAATTTATCTGCTGAAGTCTGTATAGGATAATCACTTAACAACGCTTGTTGATATTCCCTATTATTTTGTTGTACAGGAGATACCGTCTGTCTAAACTGTTCTATATTTTCAGCAGTAGGATTTCTTGTTCCAAGACCTCTCAAAGTAGAGGCTGCTCTAGCATCAGACGTGTTACCTGTTAATCTATTAACAAATCTACCAACCATACCTTGTTGCGGTTGAGCCATCAAACTTTGTCTCATTTGTAAAGCAGAAGGTGATAATGAAGGTAATCCTTGAGTACCAACGGGAGGAGCAACTTGTACTTGTCCTCTATTTATTGTAGGTTTCAAAGGTGCTCCAGTACCTCCAGCAATAGGTGGTGGAGTAGTTACTGGAGGTGCTGTTACTCCACCACCACCGCCACCTGTTACTGGAGGTGTTGTAGGTGGCGTATCAACAGGTTTTGTTTGTCCTCCTCTTGTATTCATGGCAGGACTAACCATAGCATGTTGTACATGTTCAGGTATACCTAAATCAGCATCAGGAGAGCCACCTTTTATGTTAGTCATTTGAGCATTACCCATAGGTTGTACCTCAAGTAATTCTTCATTTGTTAAATGTCTAGCAGGTTCTCCACCTCTACTGTTAACCATCTCACCTGCTAAAAAACGCAAAATATTACTTTTCTTTTCTGTATGAGGTCCAATAACCCCATCAATACCATATTTTCTTTTTAGTTCTTCAGGAATTTCCATGTTATTTAAATCAGGATTAACTTGTTGTTTTGCGGCTCTTTCTGCGGCTTTACCATGTATTTTCATACCTTTAACTCTACCATCGGGATTTGAGCCTCCTAAAAATTGTGCTAAACCAGCCGAGTGATTAAAAATATCTTGTGTGTTTAAATGACCAACACCTTCTCTCCCTTCTTCCCCTATCATATCTCTTAATGCATTATCAATACGAAGATGACGACTACCAAGTCTCACCTTACCATCTTGCCCTTCTTTTCTAGCATTTTTATTTGAATTGTCTCCTGCTAAAGTAGATGTTGCTAATAAACTATCCATATGATATAAAAAATCATTTGCTAAACTACGTGTGACATCATCAGGATTGCCTATATGTCTTGCATTTTTCCAACTTTCTAATGCTTCTCTCAAAGTATGTACTTGATTATCGCTTTGTTCATACCTACCACTTAATGAATTCCACTTAGGAGTATCGTTAACCCAAGTTAATTCATCTAAAATAGGATTATCCATATCAATAATACCAGTTGGCATGTCTCCTTTGAATGAATGAGTGCTATCAGCATTAGGATTTTTATGTTCATCCGGTAATATTCTATTAATCATTTCAAAAAGATTGCCCATAGAATTTCCGCCTGTAAAACTTCCATGTTGTCTTTTTTCATATCTTGTAGTACCTTTTTTATCAGGTCTTTCTGTATAAAATTCTGGATGTAATAAATCTCCAGCAATTAAAGAATCAGCAGCATTATCAGTAAAAGCAGAATCTGCATTAAAACCAGCACCTGAAAAATGTTCTTTCATACCTCTAGGTATTCTAAAGTTAGCATCAGAAGTAATTTCACCCATTTTTGTATGTTTAGCCCTAGAAGAAACTTCTCCAGTAGCAGGATTCATACTATATGTTAAATGGTCAGCATATACATATGGCATTTGTAAAAAATTTAAACCTGAAGTAGAAGGACTCCATTTCCAATTAGGGTTGTTTTGTGCTTCTGGAATAAAAGGTTTCAATCTAGGTGTAAGAAGTTGCGTCAATACATTACTAATTTGTTTAAAAGGTTTGAATGCCGCAGATTCTACATTCATTCCTAAATGATGACCTTGTGCATTCGCATTAGTATGTAGTGTAATGAACCTACCATCATCAGACCTTAACGAATTATTACCTTTATCGAAAGAAGAAATAACTTTTTGTCTAAGTTCTGATGAATCTATGTTAGGGTGTATGTTACTAGGATTACTTTCATTCCAATTATCAATTCCCATTTGTACTATTTGTTTAGCCAACGTAGGGTCGTCCAGTCCTTCTATTTGTGGATATTGTTTTTTAATATCTTCAAGAAGATTACCAATTCCATGTATAACACCATCTATACCATGCATATGAAAACCACCGCTACCATCACGTTCCAACAATTCCCCAAATTTACCTTGTTCCCATTTTCCTTCTATCTTATGACCGCTACCTCTAACACCATGTTCAGTACCACCATCTTCCGGCGACATTTCAGAATGTGCATCTCCAGTGTGTGCAAATGGAGCACCTTCAATACCTAAACCTAAATTATCTTCATAACCGTATTTTCTAAATCCTTCTTTAGCGGGCCATCTATGCCATGTTAGTTGTCCGTCATGAAACATAGCAACTCCATCACCTTTCTTAATTGAACCTGAAGAAAGTACATCTTGTAAAGAATAGTATACAGCAGGTGAAAATATAGGTCTCATTGTGTATTACCCCTAAGACCTTTCACCCCTCCTATGTTTTCCATTCGATGGTCTTCAGTACCACCTTGAGGTTTTGTTGTCTGACCTGTTGGTGTTTGGTCAGCATCGACTGTTTCTCTATTACCTGTACTTTTCTTTTTCTTTTCTTTAGCCCTTAATGTTCTTTCAGCAATTCTTAATATCTTACCTAATTCTATTGTTGTTAAACCAAAAGCACCTTTTGCTACTACCATTGAAGGTTGTGATGTTGCATCTATCGGCATAGATGATGGTAACGGAGTTTGCATTGGCATATAACCAGTAGCACCCGGACCTGACATTTGTGGTTGGTTCAAATGGGGGACTGCTAGATTTCTAGGTGGCGTAATCGGTGGTAAACGATGTGGTTTCAAACGAGGTTTGGGGAAGCCAGCCATCCCCTGTAATCTACCTCCACCTGTTTTTCCAGCATAATAACTACGAGCACCACTTCTTGATTGTTGAGATGTGGGGGAGCGTACATTCCCCATTCTTTTACGACCTTCTTGTTGACCTAAAAATTCTTTATATGCTCCAACGTCTTTTGATTTTGGTTGTTTAGTGGCAACACCACGATGTTCCATTTCAACAGATAATGGTGCATGCATCAAACCTCTCAACTTACCTCTTTTTACAGAACGCATTTGACCTTTTGCCCTTCTACCAGTAGCACCTTTTGGTCCTAAAGAGCCGCCCGGTGGTGTTTTGAATTGTCCAGTAGAA